GGCATCCTGCCCGAAATCGACCGCGCCTGGACGCTCATCAAGGAAGGCCTCGTCCAGGGCCTCAGCATCGGCTTCCGCCCCATCGAGGCGGCCGACATCAAAGGAACATGGGGCATCCACTTCCTGCAATGGGACTGGCTCGAACTGAGCGCAGTCACCATTCCGGCGAACGGGGACTGCTCCATCGAGGCAGTAAAGGCGTTCGACAAGGAAGTCCTGCGTGCCGTGTCAGGCGCTGAGCAGGGCCGTCGGGTCGTGCGCATCACTCCCGGTGTCTCGGGTACCACCATCCCTCCCAAAGGAGAATCGAAAGTGACGCTCAAGGAACAGATGGCGGCATTCGAGGCGAAGCGCGCCGCGAACGTTGCCCGCATGGACGCCCTGCTCGCGGAAGCGAACGGTGCCACCTTCAACGCCGAACAGAAGTCCGAGTACGACCAGCTCCAGTCGGACGTCAAGGAGATGGACGAGCACCTCACGCGCCTGCGTTCGCGCGAGAAGATGCTGGCCGAATCCGCGACGCCCGCGGTCGAGAACCGCAACGACGCGCAAGCGAACGGCAACAACGGCAACGGCGGCAACGTCGCGGTCGTCGCGCGCCGGGGCGAAGGCGTGCTGCGCGCCAACAGCAACCTGCCGAAGGGCCAGTCGTTCGTGCGCATGGCGTCCGCTCTCGCGCTCGCGAAGGGCAGCGTCTCGCAGGCGCTCGAAATCGCGAAGCGGTGGAAGGACTCGACGCCGGAAATCGTCAACGTGCTGGAGTTCGCGAACAAGCGCGGCGGCACGCTGGGGATGGCCGAGGACATGCTGATGCAGAAGACGGCGGTCGCCGCCGGCACGACGACCGACAGCACGTGGGCGTCGCCGCTGGTGCAGTACGACAACATGGCGAGCGAGTTCGTCGAACTGCTGCGGCCGACGACGATCATCGGCAAGCTCCAGGGCCTGCGCCGCGTGCCCTTCAACATCCGGTTCCCGTCGCAGTCGGCGGGCTCCTCGATGGGCTGGGTCGGGCAAGCGCTGCCGAAGAAGGTCTCCAAGCTCACGCTCGGCACCAACACGCTGGGCTTCGCGAAGGCGGCCGGCATCGTGGTCATCACCAAGGAACTGGCGATGTTCTCGTCGCCCTCCGCGGAAGACCTCGTGCGCTCGGACATGATCGGCGCGGTGCAGGCGTTCCTCGACCAGCAGTTCATCGACCCGGGCGTCGCCGCTTCCGCAAACGTCTCGCCGGCCTCGATCACCAACGGGCTGACCTCGCAGAACCAGGCGACGGGCAGCACGCTGGCGACGTTCGAGGTCGACACCGCGGCGGCGATGGCGACGCTCATCGCGGGCGAAGTCGACTTCACCCGGGCCGTCTGGGTCACCGACCCGTACACGGCCATGAAGATCGGCATGCTCCGCGACGCGTCGGGCGACTACGCTTTCCCCGGCGTCAATATGAGCGGCGGTACGCTGTACGGTATCCCGGTCATCACGTCGAACTCGGTGCCGCACTCGGTCTCGGCCGGCTCGATCCTGGTGCTGTTCGCGCAGCCCGAGGTCTTCCTGTCGGACGAAGGCGGCATGGAAATCGACGCATCCGACCAGGCGTCCATCGAGATGAACGATGCCCCGTCGGGCGGCGCCACGTCGCTGACCTCGCTCTGGCAGAACAACCTCATCGGCATCCGCCTGGAGCGTGTCATCAACTGGCAGCGTCGCCGCACCGCTGCCGTCACCTACATCGACAACCTGCACCTGTAAGCGCGGGCGCTTTGATGTAGCAAGCCCCGCGCGCTGCAAATCGCGCGGGGCTTTTTCTAAGGTGGGAGGCGGCGAGTGAAGCTACCGTTCGGGTTCAAGATCACAAGGACGTCTGACGAGGTGCAGCGCTCCTTGACTGTGCCCTCCTCCACCAGCAACTGGGGCTGGTTTGGCTCGGTGCTGGAGCCCTTCGCTGGCGCATGGCAGAAGAACATCGTCGCGGACCGGAAGGAGATGCTCCTCGCATTCTCCGCGGTCTTCGCTTGCGTGTCGCTCATCGCGAACGACATTGGCAAGCTCGAACCCGAAGTGCTCGTCGAGGACGACAAGACCGGCGTCTGCACGGAAGCACCGAACACCTCGCCGTTTTGGAAGCCCATCGACAAACCTAACCCCTACCAGAACCGGATCCAGTTCTACACGTACTGGCTGGTCATGAAGTTGCTCTACGGCAACGTGTACGTGTTCCTCGAGCGCGAACCGACCCGACGCATGGTCGTCAACATGTACGTGCTCGACTCTCGCAAGGTCAAGCCCCTCATCGCTGAGGATGGCAGCGTCTTCTATCAAATGCAAGAGGACAGCCTCTCGCAAATCAACAGCGAACTGACGCTCCCGGCGAGCGAAGTCATCCACGACCGCGGGCTTACACTCTTCCACCCACTCATTGGTGTGTCGCCCATCTTCGCTTGCGGGAGCAGCGCGACGCAAGGCATCCGCATCCAGCGCAACAGCGCGACCTTCTTCGACAACATGTCGCGGCCCTCTGGTCAGTTGTACAGCCCGGGCACGATCAAGAACGAGACCGCGGAGCGGCTGAAGGCCGAGTTCGAAAAGAACTTCTCCGTTGGCAACCTCGGCCGCTTCTTCGTCGGTGGCGACGGGCTGAAGTTCGAAGCCATTACGATCCCCGCGGTCGACGCACAACTCATCGAGCAGTTGAAGTGGACAGTCGAAGACGTCGCGCGGTGCTTCCACGTCCCGATGTACAAGCTCTCGGGCGGCGAGAACCCGAAGTTCTCGAACCTCGGCGCGATGAACCAGGACTACTACGGGCAATGTCTCCAGCCCCTCGTCGAGTCCATCGAACTGCTCCTGAAGGAGGGGCTGTCGATGCCGTCGAACATGGAAGTCCGCTTCGATGTGGAGCGCGGACTGCTTCGCATGGATCCCTCCGGGCGCGCCGATGTCAACCAAAAGAGAATCGCTGCGGGTTACCTGGCGCCCAACGAGGCACGCAAGGAAGACAATCTGCCTCCCGTCAAGGGAGGCGAGAGCCCGTACCTCCAACAGCAAAACTACTCGCTCGGTGCGCTTGCTGAGCGTGATGCGAACCAGCCTTTCAAGAAGCCCGACCCCGCACCCTCGCCCGCCCCGCCCGCGAACAACGACCCGCAAGGCCAAGGAGCACCGGCAAGCGATCCGCAGGCGGCGAAGTTCATCGCATCACTGATCCGCCGCTTCTCGACCAGCCCGTCGGAGACGACATGAACATCGAAGAAATGACCGAGGCGCTCTACCTCTCGGTCGAGAACTTCCTCGCCAAGCGCCTGCGCGAGTACGACGCAAAGCTCACCTCGCTGGAAACCTTGCTCAAGGCGCAGCAGGATAGCGCTGCCGCGGCGACGAAGGATACCTCCGAGACGATTGCGAACGCAGTCAAGGCGGCGCTGTTCGACTTCCGAGGCGAGGTACAGGTGCTGCTCGAAAGCGCAGCGTCGGCGAAGACGACCATCACCGAAGCGCTCGCCGCGCTCCCCTCGCGCGACGACCTCATCGCCCGAGCGAGCGCGAGCGCGCAGGAGGCTGTCGCGGCGATTCCGACGCCGGAACCCATCGACGTGACCCGGCTCGAGTCCTCGATGAAGGAGTACTGCTCGCTCATGGTGCGCGAGCAAGTCGAAGCGCTCCCGAAGCCGAAGGATGGCATGCCTGGCAAGGACGGCACTTCGATCACCGTCGCGCAAGTCGTCGACGCTATCGCGCCCACAATGGAAGCTCTGGTCGCGAGTCAAGTCCGAGACGCAGTCGACGCGCTCCCGAAGCCGAAAGACGGGGCACCCGGCAAGGATGCAGAACCCGTCCACCCGGGAGTCATCGTCTCGCAGGTCGAGAAGGCCGTCGCGGCTGCCGTCGCAGCGATTCCGAAGCCCGAGGTCGACTACAAGGCGATCATCGAACCGCTCCAGGACTTCATCAAGGGTGCGGTGGCGGACGAAGTTGCGATCCAACCCAAGCCGAAGGATGGGGAGAACGGGAAGGACGGCACTTCGGTCGACCCGGCTACGGTTGCGAAGATGGTCGAGGATGCAGTCAAGGCCATCGAGATTGTCGTTCCCGATCCGATCCCCGGGAAGGATGGAACCTCCGTCGACCCGGAGCAGGTCAAGGAGATGGTCAGCGCTGAAGTCGCGCGTCAGGTTCTCGCTCTCCCCGTGCGCAAGGAAGTCGACTTCCCCGCGGTGCAAGCGCTGGTCGAAGTCGCGGTCAAGCATGCGGTGGCGACGATGCCTCCGGCAGCCGCGGGCAAGGATGGTTTCAGCCCCGAGGACCTTTCGCTTTCGCTCGACGAAGACGAGCGTACGGTTGTGGTGACGCTCAGCGCCGTCGGTCGCGAACCTGTCGTGAAGCGCGTCAAGCTTCCGGTCGCGATCAACCGCGGCACCTACGAAGCGAACCGTGACTACGACAAGGGCGACATCGCAATCTTCGATGGTTCCTCGTGGATTGCGAAGACGACGACCCGGGACGTGCCCGGTACCAGCAAGGCTTGGCAGTTGCTCGCTCAGCGCGGGCGCAACGGGCGCGACCGAGAAGTCCCCGCCCCGGTCAAGGAAGAGCCTGTCCGATTGAAGTAACTACCGCGCATCACCTGCGCTTACTTAGGAGGCTATTACCAAATGCTTCTTCGTGCTCTCAAAGACATCCCCTCGTCGGTGGGGGTTATCCGAGCGGGTCAGACGTTCCATGACGGGGACGAGGTACGCGCCCACGACTGGATCAGTCAAGGCTACGCGGAACAGTTGATCGACCGCCCTCCCCCGCCCGCAGGCGCGCCCGAGCCCTCAGGCGCACTCGCGCAGGCGCCGGCTCAGCGCTGGCGACTGCACTGGCCCGGAGCGACTGTCGCGATCGTCGCGAGCGGCGAGAGCCTGAGCGTCGAGCAGTGTGCCCAGTTGGCGCTCTGGCATTCGCGCGAACCAAACGCGCGCGTCATCGCCATCAACTCTTCGTACCTGCGCGCGCCCTTCGCCGACATCCTCTACGCATGCGACGGATCCTGGTGGCGCGCTGTCGACCCGGAGCATAGGGCCTCCTACGTCTCGCTGGCCTCTGCCCACTTCAGCCCCGATCGGATGTGGACGCAGGACGAGATGGCAGCCAAGGAGTTCGGGCTGCAATGGATCAAGAGCACTCGAGGAGCCAACCTCAGCCTGGACAAGGACGTCATTGCGCAGGGAGCGAACAGCGCCATCCAGGCGATGAACCTCGCATTCCATGCGGGCGCGTGCAAGATCATCCTTCTTGGCGTCGACTGCAAGGGTAAGCACTGGCACCCGGACCACCCGTCGCCTCTCAGCAACTCGCTTCCGCACAAACGCTGGATCGAGAACTTCGCCATCTTTGGCGAAGACCTCGCCAAGCAAGGCGTCGAGGTCGTGAACTGCTCGCCCATCAGCGCAGTCACGGCCTTCCCGAAGCGTTCGCTGCAGGAGGTGCTCGCATGAAAGCCATCTGCCTCATCCGCGCGGAACCGAACTATCGCCGTGACGCATTCGTCAACGGATTGAAGCGTGCGGGCTACGCTCTGGTCGAGAGCGGTCAGCCCGACAGCAGCCTCGACTTCCTGGTCATCTGGAACCGCTACGGCAGCAGTGGGGCGATGGCCGATGCCTGGGAGCGCAACGGCGGTACCGTGCTCGTCGCCGAGAACGGTTACCTCGGCAAGGATGCGTTTGCGCGGCAGTACTACGCGCTCTCGATTCACGGCCACAACGGTAGCGGGCGCTGGCCGAGTGGTGACGGCGCGCGCTTCGCTGCGCTCAACATCGAACTGCAACCGTGGGTGCGGCGCGAAGGGTACTCGCTGGTCTGCGGGCAGCGCGGTATCGGCACTCGCTTGATGGCGAGCCCTCCCGACTGGCACAAGGGCGCGGCCGTGCGCTTGAAGAAGCAAGGCAACCCGGTCATGGTGCGCACGCACCCAGGTAATCATGAGCCGCAGGTACCGCTGGAGACCGACCTCGCGCGAGCGCGCGACTGCGTGATCTGGTCGTCTTCTTCTGGCGTCAAGGCGCTTGTGCTCGGCATCCCCGTGCGCTTCGACGCGCCCTTCTGGATCTGCTCGGAAGCGGCCAGTCGGCTCGAGGATCCGCTGAAGTACGACGACGAGGCGCGCCTGAAAGCGATGCAGTCGATGGCCTGGGCGCAATGGTCCGTCGAGGAACTGGAGAGCGGCATGCCCTTCATGCTCCTCGCTGGTCTGGCGACGGGAGACAAGCAATGATCTACTGCTACCCGGTTCATGGCAAGCAAAAGGCGCTCGACATCTGCCGCGCGTTCGCGCAAGGTTGCGGGGGTCAAGTCGTCGAGGACGCCCCGCACCTCATGCCCGGCCCCTCGTTCTTCTTCGGCGTCGACGAGTCTATCGCGCACCTCTGGAAGGAAGTGCGAAGCAGCGCGGCGAACGAGTTCTACTACTGCGACAACAGCTACTTCGACCAGACGCGGCAGACTTTCTTCCGCATCACGAAGAACGCGCTGCAACATTCGGGCAAGGGCGAGAGCGACTGCGAGCGCTTCGTTCAGTTGGGCATCCCGATCGTGCCGCGGCGCTACGGCGGCAAGCATGTTGTCGTCTGCCCTCAGTCGGACTCGTTCATGCAGACGGTCGTTGGTTACAAAGGCGACTGGGGCAACGACACGATGAACATGCTCCGCGGGCTGACTTCGCGTGAGCTTCACTACCGGGCATGGTCGGGGAATAAAGGCAAGCTCGCTGCTACGCTCCACGAGGACCTCAAGGATGCGTTCGCGCTGGTGACCTGGTCATCGGCCGCAGCGATCACCGCTATCCTCGACGGGATCCCCGCCTTCTGCTCCTACCAGTGCGCAGCGCACCCGGTTGCAGCGGGGCCGATCCAGACGCATCTAGCGGCGCCGCACTTCGCGGCTGCTGCTCACATCCGCAACTGGGCCGGGGTGCTTGCGGACAACCAATGGACGCTCGACGAGATTCGGGCTGGAGTGGCGTGGAGGAAGCTTCGTGGTTGAGCATGACGTAGCACCGGGGCCGCTGAAGCAGTGCCAAGTCTGCGGCTCCTCGCACCTGGTCGAAGTCATTGACCTCGGTCACCAACCTCCATGCGATGCGCTGCTGAGCGCGGAGGATCTCGACAAGCCGGAGCCGCATTATCCGCTCCGGCTTTTCCAGTGCCCCGTTTGCTTGCTCGCGCAACTCGACTACGTGCTGCCGAGCGACGTGGTCTATCCTCGGAACTACCCGTACCGCGCTGGCATTTCCTGGCCGGTCGTCGAAGCGCACCGCCACATGGCCGAGGAATTGGTCACCCGCTTCGGCAAGGGGTTCGTGGTCGATGTCGGGTGCAATGACGGCACGCTGCTCCTGCAAATGAAGCGACTCGGTTGCTCGGTCATGGGTTTCGAACCCACCGATGTCGCGTCCATCGCGCAGGAGTCGGGCGTCACGACAGCCCAGCGCTTCTTTTCGGAGAAGGCGGTCGAGGACACGATCGGTACCCGGCACAAGGCGCACATCATCACCTTCACCAACGTGTTCGCGCACATGGCGACGCTGGGTTCGGTGATGCGCGGGGTGACCTCGCTCCTCTCCAAGGACGGCGTGCTCGTCATCGAAAACCACTACCTGCTCGACATCCTCGAGCGCAACCAGTTCGACAGCATCTACCACGAGCATGTGCGCACCTACACGCTGACCTCGCTGGAGAAGTTGTTCAGCTACTACGGGATGGAGGTCTTCGATGTCGAGCGCGTGCCTCGTTACGGCGGGAACATTCGAGTCTTCGTTGGCTGGAAAGGCAAGCATCCCGTCGAGTCTTCGGTGCGGCAGCTACAGGAGCACGAGGATCGCTACGACTTCGCGGGAGCTTCGATGCGCTTCCGGGAGGGAGTCTCGCGCGCCCGCGATGACTTCATGCAGTTCCTATATGGCGTGCACGGCAAAGTGGTCGGGTGCTCTGCCCCCGGGCGCGCATCGACGCTGCTCAATTACTTCGGCGTGCAGCGCTCCGAACAAAAGCTTCACTGGACTGGCGAGCTTTCTAACTCGCTGAAGCTCGGGAAGTATTTGCCTGGTTCGCACATCGCAGTTGTGCCCAACCGGCTGCTCAAGGACGAAGACCCGCCCTACATCGTCCTGCTTGCTTGGCATTACGGCACCGAGATTGCTGCGCGGCTGCGCGCTGAAGGAATCAAGTCGCGACTGGTAGCGCCCCTGCCTTTCTTCACTCTCATGGATTAGGAGCCGGCGATGCGCGTACGCTTCCTCGACTTGCGTAAGCAGAACAATCGCTACCGCGACGCCTTCATCGGTGCTCTATCCGCCGCGCTGCTCTCGCCTTCTCTCATCATGGGGCAGGAGGTCGAGCGCTTCGAGTACTCGTGGGCGAGCTACTGCAAGCAACCCCATTGCGTGTCGGTGGGGAACGGCTACGATGCCATGCGGATCATGCTGCGGGCGTACGGCGTCGGACCCTCTGACGAAGTTGTCGTCGCGACCAACACGCATATCGCGACGTGGCTTGCGGTCATGGCGTCGGGCGCGCAGTTAGTTCCAGTCGAGCCTGACGAGGAGACAATGGTGCTCGCTGCGGCAGGCATCGAGTCCTCGCTGAGCGTCGCGACTCGAGTCGTGCTCGCCACCCCGCTCTACGGCATCCCCGTCAACGTCGAAGCGATCCGCGAAGTGCTGCCCCCGTACGCTTACGTCTTCCTCGACGCCGCGCAGGCGCACGGGCTGAAGGGCGACGACCTTGCGGATGCGGCAGCCTTCTCCTTCTACCCGACCAAGAACCTCGGGGCACTGGGCGACGGCGGGGCGATCACGCTGCGCGACGACATTGCCGCAGACACCGCCCGCTACCTGCGCAACTACGGCGCGAAAGTGCAGAACCACCACGAGTACATCGGGTACAACTCGCGGCTGGATGAACTGCAGGCCGCGTTCCTCAATGTCAAGCTCCCGCAACTCGATGCTATGAACCAGCGGCGGCGCAAGATTGCGGCGTACTACCGCGAGCAATGGAGGAACGAACCAGTGGGGCTGCCTCCCGACGCGGGTAACTATCACCAGTTCGTGCTGCGGCACTCCAACCGCGACTTGTTCCGAAAGCGCCTCGATGACCTCGGAGTCGAGACATTGATTCACTACCCGACTCCTCCTCACCTCCAGCCGGCACTGAAAAGGTTCGGGTTCGAGCGAGGCACCTTCCCCGTCGCCGAAAAGCTCTCCGCGCAGTGCCTGAGCGTGCCGATTGGGCCGGAGCTTACCGACGAGCAAGTCGAGTTTGTTGCTGACACCGTGAGGGCCTGCGCATGAGCGTCGAAGTTGTCACCGTCTGGGCTCCGCGCCCCAACCATTCCAAGTGGCGCGATGACTACCTGACGCTCCTGAAGCTCCAGGCAGAGACGGCGCTGTACTTCGGGCACCGGCACACCATCGTCACCGACAAGCGCGGCTGGCCCGGGCTGCCTTCAATCTCCAAGACGCTGCGCGCTGAGCTACCACACGAACTCATGCCCGCGATGATCGCCGGAGTCGTCGCACGGCTGTCCTTGCCCTGCGACTCGCATTTGCTTTTCGTCGACGTCGACGTGCTTGTCGGGCGCGAACTGGACTCGGCGTTCGAGGGCCTCTACTTCGACCTTGGGCTGACGCGGCGACCTGACGACAAGGCACCGATCAACAACGGGTCGATGTACGTCAACCAGAAGGGCATCCCTGCCGCGCTCGAGTTCTTCGAACGCGCGCTGGATCGCTGCGAGACTCACTGGGGCGGCGACCAGGAGGCGATCAGTGCGGAGGCGCAGCCCGTTCCCGAGAAGGATGGGCGCATCGAACAGCGCGACTGGGGCAAGGTCGCCTTCCTCTCCATGCGCGACTACTCATGCGTGCCCAAGGTGCGCGGGCATAAGCACCACAGCCTGCCCTACACGATTCACTTCAAGGGCGAGACGAAGCACTGGGCGCAGGAGTACGCGGACCGATTCCTCTTCCAAGGACACGGCTGATGGGACTCGGCGACTGGATCATGGCGACTGCGCAGGTGCGCCAGTTGCACGAAGCAACGGGCAAGCCGGTAGTCGTGCTTGACCTGCGCAACAAGGTTCAGTGGTCGCCAGTCTTCGACAACAACCCTCTCATCACCCGCAAGATTTACGGCGCGGCGCAACTGCTCAACGCTCCCGGGTGCCGACCCTACATCGCAGGCAAGACACACGACAAGTGGGTCTGGCGCCACTGGAAGATTGAGCCCGGTAACCTCTACCTCACCACTGAGGAGCTTGCGTTCGCGGCACCTTATGCGGGCAAGGTGCTGGTCGAACCGAACACCAAGGTCGTCGGAGGCAACAAGGCCTGGCCCTTCGACCGCTGGCAGGCGCTCGTCGACCGCGACCCCAACCGCTACATCCAAGTCGGCTCTCCCGAGGCGCGCAAGCTTCGTGGCGTCGAGTTCTGCGAGACCGACTTCCGCCAGGCGCTCGCTGTGCTGATGTCGAGCATTGGGTTCGTCGGCTGCGAGGGCGCCCTCCACCATGCCTCGGCAGCGATGCACATACCGTCGGTCGTGCTCTGGTCCGAGTTCATATCGCCCGAGTTCACCGGGTACAGCAGCCAGGCGAACATTCGGCATGCGAAAGGCTGGTGCGGCGCCCGGGTGACCTGCGATGGATGCCGCCAGTCAATGCTGGCGATTACCGTAGATGAAGTGCACGCAGCGATGCACCAGGAGATACTCTGATGGCTTTGACCAAGTTCGCGCTGGAGATTCTCGCCTCTCGCGTCAAGCACCGGACGGTGCTCTCCTTCGGTTACCCTGACTTGCTGATGGCGCCGGAAGAGGCCAGCGTCTTGATCGGCGCTCCTCTGAAGAAGTCGTCGGAGTTCGGGGCAGCGCACAAGCGCGAGGCGCCCATGGCCGATACGCAGGAAGTCTTCGCGGCGCTGGGAGCGACGCTGCACTGCGTCGACTTGATCCCGACGCGCTTCGTCGAAGAAGTTGTCGACCTGAACGTGGAGCAGGACTTCGGACAGTTCGACGTGGTGCTGGATGCGGGCACCATTGAGCATTGCGCGAACATCGGCATGGCGTTGATGAACGCGGCGCGCTCGGTCAAGGAAGGCGGGTACGTGTTCCACTCGCCACCTCTCTCCATGACCAACCACGGCTTCTACAATGTCTCCCCGACGCTGCTTGTCGACTTCTACAAACAGAACGGGTGGGACGTGTTGCATCAGTCGTGCTTTAGTTCCAAGGCGCCCTACCGAGGGCTGCCGGTTCCCGCTCATGCGCGCTTTGTCGCGCAGCCCGACCACGCGCTCTACTTCTTGGCGCAGCGCAAGAGTTACGCGCCGCTGAAGTGGCCGGTGCAGTGGAAGTACCTCACCGATGAACAGAAGCGAGCCTACAAGTACTAGGAGACCATGACCATGATCGAACACCAACGCGTCTTCCTGCCCGAGGGCGAGACGCACCTGACCAAGTGGATGACCGACAACGGGGAGATCGTCGACGGTCGCGGCAGCTACCAGATCAAGAAACTGCGTGCGGCGCTGAAGCACTGCAGACAGTTCCGCACTGCAGTCGATGTCGGGGGCCACTGCGGTCTCTGGTCGATGCAGTTGGTCAAGCAGTTCGCGACAGTGCATGCGTTCGAGCCGGTCGAAGCGCACCGAGACTGTTTCCTGCGCAACCTCGACGCAGTCATCGGGGACGGAGCGAAGGGTGCGTACATGCTGCACGCTTGCGCGCTCGGGGACCACGAGGGGCACGTCGTCATAGACAGCGCTCCTTCCTCGTCTGGCGACTCGCGCGTCGGGGGAGAGGTCGCAGAAGGCATCCCGCTGTGTCGACTCGACACGTTCGGTCTGCGCGACGTTGACTTTATCAAGCTCGACTGCGAAGGGTACGAACTCTTTGCCTTGAAGGGAGGGGAGGCTACAATAGCGCGAGACCTGCCCACCATCATCGTCGAGCAGAAGCCGGGTCGTGCACAGCGCTTCGGTTTGCCCGAACTGGGAGCAGTCGAGTGGTTGCAGTCGCTCGGCTACAAGTGCGTCGAGAAGTTGTCCGGTGACTTTGTGATGGTCCCCGGTTGACAAGAGGCTGACGATGAGAGTCTACGTAGGGTACGAGGAGCGCGAGGCTGAGTCTTTCCGACTGGCATGCGCCTCCGCCGAGTCATTCAGCTGCGAAGTCATCCCGCTCTACGAGCAGCGACTGCGCAACTGGGGACTCTTCTCGCGCCCGGTCGATGTGCGCGACGGGCGCCAAGTTGACCTTTACAGCAACGCCCCGCAGGCGACGCGGTTTGCTACCGCGCGCTTCGCGACGGTGCTGTTGGCGCACACCGGGTGGGCCCTCTTCGTCGACTGCGACGTCCTCTTCATGCAGGACCCGCACAAGCTCCTGGAGATCGTCGACCCGAATAAGGCGGTCTCGGTGGTCAAGCACAAAGTCGACCCTGCTGCCATGACCGGGACGAAGATGGACTCGCAGGCGCAGACTTTCTACCACCGCAAGCTCTGGTCCTCGGTCATGCTCTTCAACTGCGACCATCCCGCGAATCAGCGGCTGAATGTTCAGATGCTGAACTTGAGGCCTGGGCGCGAACTGCATGCCTTCTGCTGGCTCGCGGATGATGAGATTGGCGAGCTACCTCCCGAGTGGAACTGGTTGGTGGGAGTGCAGCCTAAGCCCGAGCACCCCGCCATCGCCCACTACACGCTCGGCACGCCCGAGCTACTTCCCAACTGCGAACACGCTGACCTGTGGGAGCAAGCTAAGGAGCGGCTGCTGTGAGCCAATTGTACCCGTATCCCGAGAGCCGGTATGCTTTCGTTCGGAACTGCCTGCACCCCTGGATGGACGACATGCGTCGGCGCATGAACCTGCGTCGCGTGAGCGCGCCTGCGCAGGAGCCCATCACGCTTGCCAAGGCTGCGCAGCACCTGCGGTTGGATGCTTACGGCAGCCCGGAGGAGTATGTCGACCAGGATCTGGTCCTGGCGCTCATCCCCGCCGCGCGCGAGTACATCGAGTTCCTCTCCGGGCGCTTCCTCGCTCCTCAAGTCGTCGAGCTTTCGGGTCGCGGGTTCCCGACCATGTGCTCCTGGGATGCGGACCACGGAATCTCGCTGGGCGTCGCGCCGTTGAAGGGCATCGTCTCGGTCACCTACCTCGACGGGCAGGGGCAGACGGTGACCATGACCGACAGCGACTGGTACACGGATCCGGGTTCTGGTGTGCCCTGGATTTACCCGGCGTACGGAACCAACTGGCCCAGCGGACGCGAGCAGCCGGGCGGCGTGCGCATTCGCATGAGCGTCGGGTACGATCTGCCCGGCGGCTCCCCGCAGGATGACCCGCTTCCCGCAGCGCTCGTCGCTGCGATGAAGTTGACTCTCGGTGCGCTCTACGAGAACCGGGAGGAGATCAACGTGGGCAACATGGTCAGCCGCATCCCCCTCGGGGTGCAGGCGCTCGTTGCCTCCTGCGACCCCATCCGGATCCCCTTCGCATGAGAATCGGCAAACTCCGTCATCGCGTGACGCTGCAAGTCGCCGTCGACTCGCAGGAGAGCACGGGCGCGCCCGAGACGACCTGGCAGAACATCGCGACCGTTTACGCAGAGATTCGTCCGCTAAAGGGGCGCGAGGCGCTCATTGGCGACGGCTTGCTCGCTGAAGTCGACACGCTCATCACCATTCGCTGGGCGCCTTACCTCGCGTCGCTGACTCCGAAGTCGCGCGTGGTTCATCAGGCATCGGGGCGACCGGTGACTTACTACAACATCGTGAGCAACACCGAGCCTGACATGGCGCGCGGTATGCTCGACTTGAACTGCAAGTCGGGAACCAACGAGGGGTAAGCGATGCCTTCTGTCGTCACCATTAACGTGTCGGGTCTCGCAGAACTCGCTGAGCGTATGCGTACGCTGAATGCGAAGGTTGCGCAGTCGTCGTCGAAGAAGGCCGTTGCGGCCGCCGCGAGCGTGGTCAAGAAGGCCGCCATCGACAAGGCGCCCGATTCGGACGAGCCGCACAAGGTTGCCGACACGACGGTGCAGCCTGGCAACCTGAAGAAGAATATCGTGATGAAGAAGGTCAAGTCGAACTTGACCGCAGAGTATGTCGTCACCGTGCGAGGGCAGCGCAAGTATGGGTACGCAGCGCGTTACGGACGACTGGTCGAGTTCGGCACTGTGAAGATGGGACCGGAACCCTTCCTTCGCCCCGCCTTCCAAGAGAACATCCGCAAGGCCATCGACGCGATGGCGGCGAAGCTAACCAAGGAAATCATCAAGGCGGGGGCATGATGGTCGAGGGACTCATCTTCGATGCGCTGAAGGGCTTGGTCGCGAACCGCGTCTACCCGAACGAGTTCGTGCAGCCCGACGGTAACTTGCCTGTCTGGCCGGCGATTCGCTACACCATCATCAGTTCGGTCTCCGAGGCAGACATCTGCGGGACGGATACTGTCGACACGGACGACGTGACTGTGCAGTTGGATATTGTCGCGCGCACGCACGGTGCTGTTATCGCCTTGCGCGACCAGGTTATCGCCGCTATGATGACCCTCGGATTGCCCGCAACCAGGCAAAGCAATAGTCAGGAACGCGACGCGGAGACCAAGACATATCGCGTCACGCTCGAGTATCTCGTGTCTCAGTCGAGCGGCATGGGATCACCGTAATGGCAGTGTTGTAAGTTCTCGTAAACCCAGTCAGGAGAAGTACGATGTCGGGCAAACGCTACAAGTTCAACGGTTCCACGTTCGGGGTCCAGACGGCCCTCGGCGTCGGGCTGACCATCACCAACGCGACGCAGGCGGACCCGGTGGTCGTCAGCATCGCTGCTCACGGTCAGTCGCTCGGCGCTGTCGGCAAGATCAGCAGCGTGTCGGGCATGACCGAACTCAACGGCAACCTGTACGTGGTCGACAACCCGCTCTCGGGCTCGTTCGAACTCGCGCAGACCGACGGCAGCGACTACGGCGCCTTCGTCGCGGGCTCGCCCGCGAACGGCATCTTCCAGCCGGTGACCTTCTCGTCGTTCTGCGAACTGACGGGTGCGAACCAGCAGGACGCGGCCGCCAACCAAATCGAAGTCAGCACGATCTGCTCCACGGCGAAGGAGTTCGAGCAGGGGCTGTCTGACTCCGGGCAGTTGACGCTCGACTATAACTGGGCGGGCAACGAAACCGTCCAGGCAGCCATCGAAGCGGCGAAGACGAGCGGCGATCAAATCGCGTTCAAGATCACGTTCCCCGGCACCGGCGGCTACCTCATCATGATCGGCACGGTGCAGCAAACCAGCGTCCAGGGCCAAGTTAACGGGGTATGGACGGCGAGCGCGACCATCAAGCTCTCCGGCCCGAAGTTCATCCTGCCGTCGGCGTAACCAGCAGCGCGTAGCTAAAGGAACGGATCCCTATGACCACCCGGGACGAACTCATCAGCCTGATGCAGGCGACCGCGAATGTAGCACCCGTTGCTGTCGAGACGAAGGCGTGGGGCACGGTGTACGTCAAGCCCCCGACCGTCGAGGAAGTCGACGAAGCGACCGAGGCCGACGAAGAGAAGCGCAAGGAGGAAGAGGCGGAGGGCAAGAAGGACAAACGCCGATTCGCTCGCTCCGCCGCGCGCGTGCTCTGCGACGAAGAAGGCAACCGCCTCTTCGATCAGTCGAACAAGTCTGACATCGACCTCCTCGCTCGGCAGCCGTGGGCGCTGCTCCAGAAAGTTCTTGCGGCCGCACAGGGCGAGGAAGCAAAGGGAAACTGAGTCCGCGCCAGGTCCTGCTTCACGACCTGGCGCTTGGTTTGGGCATGAGCGTGGCGCAGTTGCGCCGCAGCATGAGTGAGCGGGAGTTGCGGCAATGGGCCCGCTATCGCACGCAGCGCATGTTCCCTTGGCGTCGTCTCGAGTTGCAGATTGCCATGCTCTCGCTCACCATCGCGCGCGTGAACGGTAACACGGGGCTGTCGCTTGACGACTTCTTGTTCGATCCCAAACCCGAAGCGCCCAAGGTGACCGCGAAGCAGGCAGCGGTGATTCTCAGTTCCCTGTCTGGGACGAGCAAGAGCGGCGTCCATATCCTCGGTCAAGGTCGCAAGAAAAAGGGGTAACGCATGGCTTCCGCGCTCGGCTCACTGGTAGTCAACCTCGGCCTGAATGCGGCTGAGTTCGCCGCCGGGCTGACCAAGTCCGAGTACGAAGCGCGGCAGTTCGCCAAGAACTTCTCGAACCAGGTTGCGATTGGCGTAGCGAAGGCCGAGATTGCCATGCAGGCGTTGGGGCGCGCTGCGCAAACGGCCCTCAATGCGATCCCCGACCTCATCAAGCAGGCTGGCAACTTCCAGGACCTCGCCGAGAAGACGGGCGCGAGCGCGGAGGCGATTGCTTCGTTTGCTGTCGCAGCGAAGGTGGCGGGGTCCTCGGCGGAGGACATTGCAGGCGCGATGCAGAAGTTGGCGAAGAACCTGCTCGGCGTCGATGATGAAGGCAAGGCCGCGGGTGCTGCGCTCAGCGCTCTTGGTCTCGACATTAGCGAGTTCAAGCAACTCGCGCCGGACCAACAAATCGTCACCATTGCCAACGCCCTCGACAAGTTCGCAGACGGCGCGGAGAAGACAGGCGTCCAGATGGCGCTGCTTGGCAAGTCGGGCGGCAACCTCGGCCCCTTCTTCAAGGAACTCGCTCGGGGAGTCGGACAGGTCACCATCCTCAACGAGCAACTCATCAAGCAGGCAGATGACTACGCGGATAAGCAGGCGCGCACGCGAGCGGAGCTTGACCTCTACGCGCAAGTGCTCGCTGTCAAGACAATCCCGGCGCTTACAAACCTCACCAGTGCCACCAAGGACTTTATCCAGGAGTTGCTTGGCATCAGCCGGGAGGGGAAGAAACTTAACGTAGACAACTCGATTACCGACTGGGCGAACAACGCAGTTCGGGCGCTTGCCTTTGTGGTTGACAGTTCGCAGGGCGTAAGCCGTGTCTTCAAGATCCTGGGCGAGACTATTGCGGCGGGTGCTGCGCAGACAAGCGCCGCCGCCCAAGGGGACTTCGCACGCGCTAAGGCTATCGGTGAGGACTGGAAGCGGCAGATGGACGCGCTTCTCAACGCGCCACTGTTCTCGGCAAAGCTCGACCAGCGTATCCGCGAGAGTGACGCGCTCGCGCGCCAGCGCGCCATTGAGGACCGGGGATTCGACCCTAAGGTCAAGCCGAAACTTAACTTTGACGGGGCGATCAAGGACGATAAGACCAAGAACCAAGTCAGCGACGCAGAGCGCCTGGTACAGTCGCTGGAGAAACAGTTCGAGGCGACGCTGGAACTGAACGAAGTGCAGAAGGCCGAAGTCGAAATCTACAACCTCAAGCAGAAGGCGTTGTCTGGACTAACCCCGGCCATCGAAGCCCAGATTCGCGACTACGCTGCACAGATTCAGTTCGCGAAGGATGCGAAGAAGGCTGAGGATGATCGCAAGCGCGCCGAGGAAGACGCTATGCGAATCCGCGAACGCAACTCCGAGGCACAAACGAAAGTAACGGAGCACCTCCAGCAGGAGGCGACGCAGATGGCTGCTCAGAACGAGTCCATCCGGGAACAATTGATCCTGCTGACGAGCGGCGAGGAGGTGCTCCGGAATTACCAGAACGCGAAGCTCCTCAAGGCGGCCGCGGAACTCGAGGACAAGGCTGCGATGCTGGAGAACTCTGGCGGGTTGCAGTCGCAGATTGACTTGCTCCGCGAACAGGCGAAGCTCCTCAAGGAGCGTGCAGCGCTGAGCGATGCGGGCAAAGTTGCGCAGGATCTGGAGAAGGAGAAGCAACAACTGCAAGACATCAAGAACCTGTTCTCCGATAGCCTGGCTAATGCCTTCGAGTCGTTCATTGACGGAAGCAAGACTGCGTCCCAAGCGATGAAGCAGTTCGAGACGGACGTGGTTCGCGCTATCTCCCGTATCGCTACGCAGAACCTTGCCAATGCGCTTTTCGGAGGAAACGCGGGCGGCAATCCTGACATTGGTTCTCTACTGAGCAAGTTCTTCGGCGGACTGTTTGGGGGAGGTGGGTTCGGGAGTTTCTTTGGCAGCACGCCTGGGATCGCTGGCGGGGAAATGGGGATGCCGGGGACACTTGCTGCTGGAACTGACTTCTGGCGCGGCGGGCCGACTTGGGTTGGCGAGAGGGGTCCGGAAGTAGTCAACCTGCCTCGTGGCGCAAGCGTGACTCCGAACCATCGCCTTGGAGGGCACAATATCAGCATGACGGTTAACGTGCTGCCGGGCGCTACGACGGCATCTGCCAAGCAGGCTGCCGCAGCAATGCGGGAACAACTTCTCAAGTCGATTCGGGAGCGCTAATGTCCTCCGACTTTCTTGACATCCGCTTCCCCGAGAAAATCAGTTTCGGGGCAAGTGGTGGTCCGGAGTTTCTAACTGACGTCATCATTACCGCGAGCGGGCGCGAGGCGCGAAACCAGAACTGGAGCAGCGAACGCCTACGATACGAGGTTGCACATGCCGCGCGCCTCGAGGAAGTCTGGCGACCGCTTCAAGCTTTCTTCCGAGTGGTCGCTGGGCGGGCCCATTCGTTTCGCTTCAAGGACTGGACGGACTACAGCGCAACACACAGCGAAGGCGTCTTTCTCGACGCCGACAGCGGCAGCCCTCTGGGCAAGCAAATGTACAAGTTGTATAGCTTTGGGGGACAAACATACTACCGCAAGATCACAAAACCTGTAGTAGGTAAAATTACTACAGACGCGGTAGGTCTCGACTACACGACGGGCATCGCCACTAGCGGCTCATATTGGTACGGCGAGTTCGACGTGCATGTTCGCTTCGACACGGATGAAATGAAGGCGCAGGTCATCGACAAAAGTGAACAGGAAGGACTGATCGTGGGCTGGAACTCGATTCCCTTGGTGGAGGTGCTGGAATGACCAAGTCAGTCTCCAATGCGCTCAAGGCGGAAATGGCTGGCAGGCTCTCTCGCCTGGCAACTTGCATGAAGATCACTCGGATGGATGGTACAGTCTACGGGTTCACTACCCACGACAAACCGCTGACCATTGACGGAGTGGTTTACGAGTCAGCAGCGAGCTTTACGCCGACTGATGTCGCGTCGAGCAACACGATGGACGTCGACAACTTGAGCGTAGAGGGGATCCTGTCGAGCGACAGCATTACCGAGGACGATCTGCGCGCGGGCAGGTGGGACTATGCAGCGTTCCAAATCTTCCAGGTCAACTGGGCTGACCTGACGATGGGGAACAAGAAGAATCGCGCGGGGAGGTTGGGAGAGGTCTCGGTTCACAAGTCGACGTACGTAGTCGAGCTACTGGGTCTGATGGACTCTTACTCGACCAGTATCATCGAAGTCACCTCGCCGGGCTGTCGCGCGAACCTCGGCGACGCGCGCTGCAAGTTCAACCTTGCGGGCTCTCCCTCCATGATCTTCGGAGGTACAGTCGACAGTACGGATACCGACTTCTTCGGTATCCACCTTTCGGACCGAGCCGAGCCTGATGGTTACTTCGACGAAGGCAAGATCACCTTTCTTAGCGGCGACAACGCAGGTCTCTCGTTCGAAGTCAAGGCTTACATTGTCGGCTTCCTGATCACCAAAACTCCTTTTCCATACGACGCCGCCGGCGCAAGCTACACGATCCAGCGCGGATGCAACCGTCAGTTCAGTACTTGTCGCGACACGTTCAACAACGCAGTGAACTTTGTCGGGGAGCCTTGGCTGCGCGGCCCGGACGCACTGTTGCAGATCGGACGGAAGACCAGTGGATAGGTTTTCTATCGTTGCGGAGGCCCGTCGCTGGATTGGCACCCCTTGGAGACATCAGGCATGCAAGCGCGGTGTCGGTACTGATTGTCTCGGGTTGATCGTGGGCGTCGGGGTGGCCGTGGGCGCAGAAGGCAACGAAGCATGGGCAGGCGATGCACGAGTGAAAGGCTATGGTCGAGTTCCGGTTCCCGAAACCCTGCTTAACCTTTGCGACGAGTACCTTAGTCGCAAGCCGATTGCCGCAGCGCTGCCCGGCGACATTCTGGTGATGGCGTTCCTTAAGTACCCACAGCACTTTGCTATCGTTAGCGCTTTGGGTCCGACCTACATGGTGCATGCGTACGCCCAGCGTCGGCAAGTCATCGAAACACGCAGCGATATTCCAGGAGCGAAACTTCTTCGCGCCTACAGCTACAAAGGTCTTGACCAATGACTACTCTTGTCCTCGGTACCGCGGGATCGATTGTAGGGGGAATGATCGGCGGACCCATCGGGGCAAACCTCGGTTGGCTTGCGGGTAATTTGCTAGGTAACTTGATCGACCCGCCCAAGGTCGAAGGTCCTCGCCTGAGTGACCTCAAACTTCAAGTGTCGGAGTACGGGAAGCCAATTCCGCGGGTTTATGGGACCGGTCGACTTGCGGGCGTGGTCATTGACCAGACGGACCTACAGGAGCATAAGGAGACCAGCGGGGGCAAGGGCGGGCCCGAAGTTACTACGTACACCTACTCGGCTTCGTTCGACATTTTGCTTTGCGTGGGACCCATCGTCGGCGTCAACCGCATCTGGGCGGACGGACGACTGATCTGGTCGGCCAGTAGCGGCGATGCGATGCCGTGCACCTTGTACACCGGTACCGACGACCAGGATCCGGACCCGATATTCGAGGCGATTCATGGAGTAGGGAACCTCCCTGCATACCGAGGCTATGCGCACGTGGTCTTTGCAGACTACATGCTGACGGACTTCGGTAACCGCATCCCGGTGCTGGAGTTTGAGGTGTTCACCGCTGCTGGCAACATCCCTTGGCGGGTGAGTACGTTTGACCCTTGGCCTGACGCGGCGCTCACCATCGTCGGGACTGCTCTGTATGTAGACGGTCTGGTTCAGACATGGGTAGGGGAGAGCAGCAACGGCTACAACTGGTGGTTCCGCAAGTTCAATATTGCAGGCGTCGACCAAGGCGGAAGCTCTACGGGCTACTTTAGCGACTACCGTGCCCTGACTCACGTACAGAACAAGATCATCCAGGCGGTGGTCAATTACCACACGGGGATTGACTACTACTGGACTTCGTTCAACTACACGTTAGGCGTTGAACTTGGCGCGGAGATTCCTGGTGCTGAAACAAATGGTCAAGCGACCAACGGTAACGCACTCATTTTTCAAAATGACGCTATTTATACCGTTGCTAACAAGACTAGCACTACGTACATTGGCAAGTACGCAGCCGCGGGCGGGATCGGCGGCGCGTTCGAAACTTCGGTAGCTCTCGACAACGCATACAGCCCCTCCACCGTCAAGCTCGGTACGAGCAACTTCGGCAGCATCTTTGTGGCCATCGCTACAACGGGCTCCCCGGGCGGCGTCAAACTGTGGGAGCTGGATGAGCAGGATCTAAGCACGATCCGCTTCTGGGATGGGAATCAGACCGACCATACTCATCTATCTGCAAATACTAACTTCCACGTGTACCGGAGCAGCATCCTAGGCGTCACGATGATCGTGACCGAGTACACGCACGGCGGGTTGTGGTATGTAAGCCTGACCAAGATCAACGCGGACGACACGCTGGAGAACTACGCCAACGAGCTTCAGCATAGCCGAGGCGGGTCGATTAGTCTTCGCGGCGGACTGCTCATTGACCGGGACGGGATCTATTCGCTCGACCCTCCTCCCGCAAAAGTTCTGCTGGCGGATATTGTTAGCGACCTCTCTGACTTGACGGACGTGGGTAGTTACGACGTATCTGAACTAACGGACGAAGTAAACTGGTTTTCGGTAGCGAGCCAGATGACGGTGCGCAACGCACTGGAGCCGCTACGCAAAGCATTTCAGTTTGACGCAGTCGAGTCTGACTACTCCATCAAGTTTCGCAAGCGAGGCGCTACCGACTCTGTAGTTACCTTCTCGGACGCGGACCTCACAGCACGAAGGGAAGGCGAGGAGCCTCGTGACGACTTGGAGACGACGCGGAAAAAAGAAAAAGGAATGCCGCGGAACGTCACTCTTAGCTACATCGACATCGACACCGACTACCAAAAAGGCGCACGGAACTCTCCCCGTATTACTACACTTAGCGATAGTGACGTTACCCTGGAGGTGCCGATCGGCTTCACCGCAACCGAGGCGCAACAAGTCGCATGGAAGCTTCAGTTGTCCGAGTGGATTGAGCGGGAGACGTTCGCATGGACGAGTACCCGCGAGTATGCCTGGTTAGAGCCTTGCGACGTGGCTACCGTGCGCGGTCGGGTGATCCGCATTACCGCAGTGACGGAGTCCCCGGACGGACTCATTTCCTGGCAAGGAGTGCTGCATCGTGCTTCGGTCTACACGCAGGAGCAGACGGGCGAAGGCAGCGTGGGCTTTGTTGAGCAGCCGGAGAGCGTAACGCCAGTCACCACGGAACTGATCCTACTCGACATCCCGATTCTCTCGCAGAACGATCCGCCGTTCGGGTACTACGCGGCGATGGGCCCCTCGGCATCGGGACGCTGGTCGGGTGCGAGTCTCTACAAGTCGCTGGATGGCGGGGTCAACTACAGCAAGACGGCGTTCACCAGTATCCCCGCAGTCATCGGTACGGTGGTGTCGAGCGACATCGTCGGGGGAGGCTCGCCTACCGTAGCGAACAGCCTCTCAGTCTACTCCGGGGACACGGTTGACGAGACTTCGATTTGCGTGCGGCTTTCCAATCCGGATGCGGAACTGGTTAGCTGTACCGGGACCGGCTTGGAGAACGGCGAGAACTACTGTGCAATTAGCTTCGGCTCTGCGGGCGGCTCGCCGGTGCAGCAGCGGTGGGAGCTTTGTCAGTACCGGGACGCGGTGCTCGTCGCGGCAGGGGCTTACATCCTCACCGGGTTCAAGCGCGGCCGGAAGGGGACTGAGACTTCCGGGCATGCGCTCCTCGACCGCTTCGTGCTTCTCTCGACAGTCATCGCCGTTGATGCGCCGGAAAGCGAACTGAACCACACCTACCTCTACAAGGCGGTGACCTCGGGGCTCGCGCTCGCGGATACTTCTTCTCAGGAGTTTTGCAATACAGGACTAGGGGCTGACGAGTACTACGATACGGAAATTGAACACCTGCCAGTCTTTGGCGAAAACCCTGTTCCGGGCTCCCCTTCGGGACAAGGGCCCGGTACTGTACCCGGCTTCGATGGGGATTGCGACCCGGAAAAGTTCCTCAACCAGTGCGGCGACTGGGCGGTGCCCGCCGGCTCGGGAGGCTCTGGATCACCAGCGGGCGGAGGCTCGATTGAAGTTCGGAACGAAGGCGTAACGCTCACTTCGGCCGCAGCGATCGTTGACTTCACCGGTACCGGAGTCAACGCTACTTACTCCGGAGGCGTTGTTACGGTTAATGTGCCTGGAGGCGGTAGCGGAGCAGGTTCGCCTGCGTTCTCGGGCACCGTAGGCGGGACATTCTCCATTCCCGGCCTGGTTATTAACAACGGCATCATCGAATTCGCGACAGCTATCCCCACTGTCGGGCGCATCTACACGCTCGATGAAGGGAACCCGGTCGACGCCACTGCCATCGCGCTTAACTTCACCGGTAACCTGGTGCAGGCTACTGACGCAGGCGCGGGCGTTACGACAGTCGACATCAATGGTGTCGCTCAGGGAGCCGAAGTCTTCCTGCGCACAGCACATAGTAGCGCACCCAACGGCATCGTGCTTGTGGCTGGGTCTGGCATTTCGTTCACAGAGGGCGGCGGGTCACCCCCAAGTACACTGACAATCGCCTCCACGGTTACCCCGGGCGGCAACACCCAGGCGCAGGAATTTACCTCCAGCGGTACGTTCAACGTGCCTACCGGCGTGGAGATGGTCTGGTTGGTCATGATCGGAGGCGGCGGTGGGGGGTCCGCCCGGAACGCCGCTGCAAGTGGGGGTTCGGGCGGGGGGATGGGGGAATTGGTCCAGAACCTTGCCGTGCCCGTTACCCCCGGGGCAGCGGTCACGGTCACCGTTGGTGGCGGCGGCAATGGCGCGAGTTCAGGTGTCGGCGCGAATACCGCTGGCACAGATGGCACTGATACCTCCTTCGGTTCCACGTGGGTAGCCAAAGGAGGTAAGGGTGGCGCGTCAACAGGTCAAGGCGGCGCGGGGGGCGGCGCAAGAGGCGCAACTGGCGGCGGCGCGGGCAACCCCGCAGTAGCGGGTACAGTCGGCACGGCTGTGTCTCCCACGGCCTTCGGTGGCTCCAGCGGCGGTGGCGGCGGCAGTGCGACAAACGCTAATGGCGCGGCGGGTGGTGGTTCACAGGGCGTTCCTACAGGCGGGGCTGGAGGTACTAGCGCAGGCGCGCAGGCTCGTGGTGGCGGTGGGGCGGCATCCCCTTGGGGGATCGGGGGCGCAGGCGGTAACGGAGGCGCAGATGGGAGCGCGGCTGCTTCTACATCCTATGGGGCGGGCGGAGGGGGCGGAGGGGGACAGGCTACCACCACCCGTGCAGCCGGTCGTGGGTGCGATGGATATGTCTTCGTGTACTGGGTAGGCTGATGCCAACGAAGTCTCAAGTGTTCACCAGCAGCGGCACCTTCAATGTGCCCGCAGGTGTTGGTGTTGTCTTTGCGAACATGGTGGGTTCTGGTGGAGGTGCTGGCGGCGGTCGGAGCGGGGGGTTGGTCGGTGCTTCCGGGGCAGGGAGTGGGGAGCATGTAATGAATCAGCCTATCCCCGTCACACCCGGAGGCACGCTGGCTATCGTGGTGGGCACCGGGGGAGCAAAAGGTGTACTTGCTTCAAACGGGTCAATTGGATCAGACTCTAGCGTGGGTGTTTTCATAGCCAAAGCGGGCGCCCCCGGGTTAGCGCCCTCAACGGGCACCATCGGCTCCGCAGGCGGACGCGGGGGTGGAGTGGGAGGGGGCGTGGGTGCTAGGCAAGGAAAAGTCGAAGCCGGCAGCCCTGGAGCACTCTCCTCGCCTTGCAGCAGTGGGGGGTCAGGAGGAGGGTCTGGCAACGCTTCTGGTTCTGTAGCCTTTTCAGGGGGGCATCAAGGTCATGACGGTGCCCCTCGTGGTGTCAACCTTAATCAAGCAGGGTCCGGTGGGGGCTCAACAGCGTGGGGTCTGGGCGGGACGGGAGGCGACGGGCTCAGTGCTAACAACGCACCCAACGTCCCCGCAGGCAGCTATGGAGCAGGAGGCGGGGGAGGTGGAAGCGGCTCCACAGGACGTACAGGCGCTGATGGGGCCAACGGATACGTTATGTTATGGTGGTTACAGCCCTGACTTTTTGTCTACTAGCATCTTCTCTCTGTGCGCGCGATAATCTGCTCGGGGAAAACGGAGACCAAAAGGAGACCAATGTGACAGACTTGCTGGAAAGAGTGTTTCACAATCCATACCACTACAGTGCCACGCTACTCGCGAAACTGTCAGTCAACATCGCGACCTTGATGTGGGCCATCGTAGTGCTCATCAAGACAGACGCACTCGGAACCTTCTATAGTTACCGAGTCGTGCTGTCGGTCATGGACGAGGACTACTGGGCGACTCTCATGCTCGCTGTTTCCTCGATCCTCTTTTACCGACTCATTCGCTGCTACCCGCCTCGCCGCATCGGTGCTGTCGGATACGTTCTTATTGGCGGCCTCTGGTCGAACATCTGGTGGGGCATTGTCATTCAGCCTGGTCCCTTCTGGCCCGCGGCGTTTGGCTCCGTCACCGTGATTGTCGCGTTGGCGCTGTTTGCCTTCATTGCCAATCCGAAGCGCACGAAGGAGTAAACGTAATGGTCGAGCTTCCCGTCGACGACCCGGCAGGCAAGCTCGCCTTGCTTACTGTCACCGCCGCGGCGATATGGAAGATTTACTTGCGGCTGAAGCACGACCACCGCGAGGACAAGTCAGAGGCGCGCACCGACAAGGCCGAGGACTCGATCATCGAAAACTTGCGCGCAGAAGTCGAGCGACTCGCGCAGTCAGTGCGTGCTCTCTCCGAAGAAGTCGACAAGGAACGCCGTGCGCGCTGGACCGCAGAGGCCCGAATCGCTCACCTCGAGGCTCAGATTCGCGGGCTAGGACATACGCCCAACGCCATCTAACCTAGGAGCCTTACCATGCTCGCTTGGGGTGCCAAGGTATCAAAGCAGTTCCGAGAGAAGGCCGTCGCCATCGCGCTGAAGGGACGGTTCGATCCCAACTGGCTGATGGCGGTGATGGCGTTCGAGAGCGGGGAGACATTCTCGTCCTCGATCCGAAACGAGATGAGTGGCGCTACCGGCCTGGTCCAGTTCATGGAGAACTACGGGGCGAAGCAGGTCGGCAAGACGACCGAGCAACTCGCCGCGGAGACCGCCGAGGAGCAACTGGATGACGTCGAGAAGTACTACGACCAGTTCCTCGGGCAGATCAAGACGCTGGCAGATTGCTACATGGCGGTCTTCTGGCCGGCTGCGGTCGGCAAGCCAGACGATTACCAGATTGTCACCAACAGCGCGAGCAAGGCGTACATCCAGAACAAAGGACTCGACCTGAACAAGGACGGGACCATCACCAAGGCCGAAGCGGCCGCATTCGTTGCCCAGAAGTTGAAGCGAGGACTCGACTACTTCGCCTCCAGCGAAGACACCCCAACGACCATCACCCCGACGGAGACTCCCATGGACCGTAACGGCGCCATCGACGTTATCGGAGGCATCGCTTCAATGCTCGGCCCTGTGGCGGGCATCGTCTTCAACGCGTTCTCCCCCGTCATCAAGGAGAAGATTGCGAGCGAAGTCGACCGCCATGCGCCCGCGGGCACCGGAGCGCAGGTGGGCGACGCGTTCGTCGCGACGCTTGCCAAGACGCTCGACCCGCTGCTCCAGCAGCAGGCAGTCGCGAAGACGGGGCGCAGCGATCCGCTAGAGGCTGCCGCGGTGCTGGTGCAGCCGCAGCATGCCGCGGAGTTGAAGGAGGTCGAGAGCAAGGCGGTGGACAGCGTCAAGGAGCGTATGCAGGCCATCGCTGACTTCGTTCCGCTCATGAAGGCCTCGGTCGAAGTCGACAAGGCGAAGTGGAAGGCCGAAAGGCAGGGGCGGCAGGATGCGACCAACGCCGCGATCAAGGAGAAGAAGGCAGGGCTCTGGGACTACACCCGGGCGCTGGTCTACTCGACGTGCGCGGTGATGGTGCTCGTATCGCTCGGGCTGCTCATCATGATCGGCGCACAGGCGGTGCAGGGGCTTGACATCAACGTGGGTATTATCGGTCTCGCGGGTCCGATCTGGATGGGGACCATGGCGACCGCATTCATGGCGATGGTCACGCACCGCTTCGATGGTTCGCGGCAGGCGAGCGAGCAAACCCAAACGATGCTGAAGATGGCGCAAGGAGTCAAGGATGAGTAAGGATCTGGTGTCGGCAGCAGTGCGACGCGATCATGTGCAGCTACTCTCACACGTGGTTGGCACGATGCAGGCGGGCGCGCCCTACCTCGCGAACGGGCAGGAGCTTGCCGAGCTTGGCAACCTCGCGGGCGCGCTGAACGCGGCTGAGGCGCAGCAGTATCCGCCGGTGCCCCCTCCGCCCTCGGGCACCGCAGACCCGAACTGGAACCTCCCGCTCAACGTGCGCTTCGGCATCGCTCCGCAAGACTCGCCCCTGCATCGGGAGGATCCACAGGACCGCGAGCGCGCGATCCCGCCCGATGATGTCTACGTGCTGCCTCTCATCCTGCCCCCGGGACCCTACAACGCGACCAAGACGCTCAGCATCGGGATCGCCGAGTACGGTTCGCCCGCGACGGTGATGCAAGCGTGTATCAGCAAGCTCCCGGGCGACTTTGCGCAGGCGCTCGCGCGCGCGGAAGGTACCTCGGTCCTCCCGCTACTCTCCGACGTCAGCAAAGTCGCGCTGCCGCAGGAAACGCTTTACCTTAACGTTCGCATGTACTCGAGCGACCTTGGCAAGACCGCGACCGCGCCTCACCGGGTGCGCGTGGGCGGGGGATGGCCGAGGTAGTCATGGGCCTCTTTGATGTGAACGTTAACGCAACGCTCCAGGTTCCAGCGGAGCTTACCGCGGCCTTGGCCGCACTACTGAAGAAAGGTGATGCAATCATGAACGACCTCTCCAAACTGCAGGCGACGATGGCGCAGTTGCAGGATAAGGCCAACGAGACCAACCAGACGCTCAAGGACCTGGCGAAGGCGGTCATCGACCTGAAGGGCGCCAGCGACCAGCAGTCGGCCATCGACGCGCTGACCGGACAAGCGCAAGGCATCCTCGACGGGCTGACCGCCGCCGAAGACGACGCCGACGACCAAGTGCCGCAGCCGACCCCGACTCCGCCGTCCGAGCCGACTCCGCCGACGCCGTAAGCAGCACCGGGGCTACGCGCGAGCGACGCCCCGGTCCCTTCCTCGAGAGGAGAGAAGCATGCCCAAGCCGCAGCAAAAGAATCGCACGTTCCCCCGCAAGTTCGAGTATGCGAACCGGGAGGCGCAGCCCGACGTCATCAAGGCGCCCGCTCCGTCACCCGTGCGCACGAAGCGCGATGAGGACCTCGCGTACCTCGAGGAGCAGCGCGGCGAGGATGCGAAGCGGGAGACCAAGTTCACCTACATGCCCACCGCCTGGGGCAACGTCGGATACTCGCTGACGCTCTCCGACTTCAGCGATGCGGAGTTGGTGAACTTCGCTGACGTGAACTACGAGTACTTGAGCAAGTCGGTTGCGTTTCCGGGCGGCGATGCGAAAGGGGCGGCCGATGCGCAAGGCGTGCTCGACCTCATTCTGCCCGAGCTTGCTCGGCGGCACGTACCCTACGGACCGCCCAAGCAACAACCACCGATGGTCTTCACTCCGCCTCCCAACGACCCCTCGCGCGAGCGCGGGTGAGCACCAAGTACGACTCGGTTGCCGTCAGCATCGACTGGCATGCTGACTTCGTTGGTTACCGGACGCTCAAGTTCGAGTTCCCGGTAACCGCCGAGGATGACGAGTTGGTGAAGTTGCTGGTCGCTCGTTACCAGCGCTTGCAGGAGGAGGCGCTGGCGCAGGCGCACGGCGAGTCTGCGCCGGTTGAGTTGGGGATCGGGTAGCATACTGCCCGCTCGTCACTCATCGCGCGGCCTCCTTGCCGAGTACGGTCAACGCGGCATGTGCTGTCGCCAGTTGCTTGCGCGCCTCGTCCAGTTCCGCATCCCGCGCCGCCAGTGCTGCCTCGGCCTGCTCCGCGCGCGTGCGCAGTTGCGCGATGGTGGCGGCCGTGTAGAGTGGAACGTTGTATCGCTCGGCGGTGCGCGCCAACACTTCCCATTCGCCGCCGCGCTTGCGGTGGTCTTCCTGTGTCGCGTGGTTCTTTTCGACCGCCGACATGCAAACGAGTAGGCTCGGCGTCGCCCAAGCCACCGGCTTCTGCGCTGCGGCGCACTCTGGAGCGCGTGACGCAACGTATTTGTCGGACATGGCGACCCCAAAGGCATGGGACTCGCGCAACGCGGTCAGCGTCTCTTGAATGTGACCAACGATGCGCGGCACGTTCAATGACCCGCCTTCAGTGCGCGATTTGTCAACAGTCAATCCGAGGGCCGCGCAAATTTTGTCAGCGTCGGCACACTCACGTTCCAAATCGACGCTCCGACGAGCCAATTCCTCAGCGATCTCTTTGCGTGTATCCGAGCACTTGTAGCACCCGTTGGGCGGCAACAGCAGCGCGATCATTTCATTCGTGTCCATCAGTCTCTCCCATCTCTGATCGGTTTATGTCGCGTCCTTGTAGCGATCAACTACGGCGCGGGCCATGACCGACGCTTTGGCGAACCTTGCGGTAACCTGATCCATGCGACATTCGCTAATGGACTCAAGCAATTCCTTTAGCGCCTGACGTACAACCTCGACGGGGGCAATCGGGATCGCTTCGGGCTGCGGCTCGACCTGCGCGGGCGCACTGGCGATCGGTTGGCAATGCTCAATGTCTCCGCACCAATGCCGACAGGTCGCCGCTTCGTTCTGCGGGTCGGCCACCCGCTTTGCGCACGCCCAAAGATGGGGGCGATATGAGTCGGCCAACTGCTTGCGGCCTTCCTCGGTGCGCGCCCATTCGATCATGGTGTGCAGCAAATCACCTTCCTGCGGCTCGGCCTGCG